CCGCATTAGCCTTAAGGAGCAACGCTTGAGGGCGGAGGAGGTCGACGACACCCCCCCTCGCGACGGCCACCGCACGCACCGAGGACGAGGGAGAAGCCAGCCCCACGCCCCCCCCCCCACACCCTCGGCGCGGGAAATAGATTTAACTCCAAGCCCCCCACCCACCGACGCCCCCTCCCACCGTTTCCGGGCCTAACATCTTGTAATACATACACTTTCGCTAATTCCCGGCAATTCCCGCTAATTCTCAGCCTTTAATTCTCAGCCTTTGATGATCTTCTCGGCTTGTTTCCTGCGGTAGGCGCGTTTGCGTTCGGCGGCGGACAGTTCGGGACCGCGGGGGCGGCCGCGCGGGCGGGTGTCCTGTTTATTACGGACACCTCCTGTCTCAGAAATTCCTGTCTCAGAAATTGTTTCTGTCCCAGAAATTATTTCTGGGACATCGGGATCAATTTCTGGGACAGTATTATTTGGGACATCTTTGTCGGCATCGCTCGCTTGTTCGATCACGCCTCTGCTGGCCATGGAGACGCACTGGAGGAGCTTGGTGAGTTCGTCCAGGAGGTAGACGATGTCCATGTCGACGGCTTTGCGCCGTGCCTGCTCGATCTTGGCGAGGAGTGTGTGGCGTTTGCGCTGGTCGGGCCAGTGTGGGAGCGGGGGTGGTGTCCAGGTTTCGGTGGGGGAGGTTTCGGTGGGCATGGGGGCGACCTCTGTGAGGGTGTATCCCTTCTGGCGACAGTAGCGCATGATTCGGGTAAGCGGCCACTTTGTCATCGAGCGCAGGATGGGGGCCAAGATGGGGGCAAAGGGGTGGATGATACCGCTGGCGTAGACGAAGCCAGCGCAGAATGTGGGAGTGGTGACTTGGAAGAGGCGTGTCATGGCCTGGGAGAATTTGCCGTTTGGCTATGCGGTGAACAGGGACTTTGCGACCGACGCTTATCAGGTCTGGTGTCCGGCCGGGCTGGTGACGCCTGCCCAGATGGTGACGGTGACGGCCAAGACCATGAACGAGTGTAGCGGCGATCTCGTGCGTGCGTTGCAGCAAACTTTGGTGGTTTCCCAGTTCGATTTGATGCAGCGCAACATGGAGACTGTACCGGAGCCCGTCATCAAGGTGACGCCCTGGTATCATCGTGAGCTAGACTTGGACTAGGGGGCGGGCAGACGCGGGAGGAGGAGACGTTCATGGCGGTGCTGTATGGGACGAGCGATGATCGGGTGGTGCCGGACCCGTTGATAGTGGTGCAGGTCGAGGTGGGGGCCGGCGCGCTGTGACGACTGTGCCGAGGCTTTCATCGGGGTGAGCTTTATTGGGGAGCAATCCGGTCACGACGGGACGCGCGGGGAGGTGGTGCTGACCCTGGAGATGGCGGAGCATTTCGCTGGGCTGCTCCAGCGTGCCATCGCCAAGCTCAAGGGAGAGGGAGAGGTTCAGTGATCCCCTCGACCAAGGAGGTGGCTGAGACGGTCCGTAAGCTGATCGAGGGGGTGGCGGACGAGGTGGTGGTGCGGCTGCACGGCAAGGCGGGTGAGGATCGTTTCTGGAACCAGCATCTCGTCAAGGCGGCGGTGATGGAGGTGTGGCTGGACTGGTTTCTGGGCGACTGGACGCCGCCACCGAAGGGTGTATCCTCGACCAACGCTGATTCTAACAGCCCCCCTCAAGGAGGGAGATGATGCCAGAGCCGGTCAAGAAACCGCCGCCGGACCCGACTGTGACGTTGTGGGTCTCTATTGTTGGAGGCGGCTACATCCAGGTTTGCCACATCGTGTGGTTCAGGCCGGAGACGCATGATCGGGTGGTGATAACGACGTTGGATGGCAGCGTGCTGCGCAGCACGGATGAAGCGTTCTTCCAGGATGGATAGGAGCTAAACCATGCCGAAATCGTTGACGCGGCCGGTGCCGGGGCAATGGATCTGGTACTATGCCAACAACCCGCCAGTCGGGCTCCCCTCGCCTGCGCTGGTGTGCCAAGTGGTCTCGGAGGCGAGCGAGGGCCAGTTTGGCCCGGCGCCGACCTACAATCTCTATGTGATTGCCCCGGACGGCACGGTGACGGGCGCGGTGACCGGGGTGCCCTACTATTATGGTAGCCGCCCGGTCGGTGCCATCGCGTGGTGCACCATGATGCGGGTGCGAGTGCCTGCCTCCGGCGCTTATCCGTCCGGCGGCTGACCTATTCTGCTTCATTGAACGAGAACTAACGAGAACCAGCGAGAACGGGAGATCGATCATGGCACCTGGGAAGAGCGAAGGCGGAGAGACTCTACACGAACAGCGCAATCTCACCGAAGAGGAAATCCAGGAGCGCACCAAGGCCAAGCTGAAGGCCGACGAGGAGGAGAGCGAGAAGGTCAAGGAGGCGTTGGCCGAGGACAAGAAGAAGCTCGAAGAGCAGGAAGCCAAGGAGGCCAAGGAGCGCAAGGCCGACGAGGAGAAGAAGGAGGCCGGAGCCAAGAAGGCAGAGGAGAAGACCAAGGAGCAGGCCGAGGGCAAGGCCAAGGACGAGCACTCCGGTGCCGCCGTGCCCGCGCATGGCTCCGCTTCTGGCCGGAGCCAAGCGCATCGCTGATGCGCGCACTCAAGCCGGGTGAGGCTTGCCTCGTCTACGACGACGTCCTTCCGCCCGAACGGCAGAAGGAACTCAACGAATATCTGGGCATGCCCGGTTGGGAGTGGGGCTGGCGCTCCAACCGGGCGACCGACCAGTATCGCTTCTTCCACAAGCACTTCGCGGGCAGTCGCCGGGCTGATCGCCGGGACGACAAGACCAAAGAGGTGCTCGACGCGGGCTACGATTGCGAGGACGAACTCCAGGACAACGCCCCCATCATCTGGCTGTTCTGGAAGGATGTGCAGAGCGTGTTGCTGGCGGGGCACACGCTCGTGAGGTGTTACGCCAACGGACTGCAATATGGCTCCGATGGCACGCTGCACACCGACAGCGTGGTGCCGTGGAGCTATACGTGTGTGTACTACCCGCACGAAACCTGGGACCCCGACTGGGCGGGAGAAACCCTGTTCTTCAATCGCAGCAAGACCGAGATCATCGGCGCTTGCCACCCCAGGCCCAACCGGCTGTGTGTGTTTCCGGGGACCACCTTTCATGTCGCCCGCGGCGTTTCCCGCCTCTGCCCGGTCCTGCGAATCACGCTAATGTTCAAGACCGAGTTCAAGCAGGTGCGTGATAGGGCTTCCGAGAAGAGCGCAAGCGAAACCCATGAGCCTGGAACAGAGACACCTTGAGTTCCTGACCGATGTGCTCGGCACGCAACACGTCAGGCACAGCGGGAGAAATCTCTGCGAGCACCTGTTTGGCACCTACACGCTGCTGGAGGAGTGGGGCGCTCCGGAGGAGGCTCGCCTCGCCGGGCTGTTCCACTCCATTTACGGCACCAATGCCTTCAAGCATCGCTCACTGGACATTACCTCCGAGGGTGATCGCGATCTGGTGCGGGTGATGATCGGGGCCTATGCCGAGTGGCTGGTCTACGTGTTCTGCTCCACCGACAGGCCCGGCGCCTTCCTGGTGGCGTGCGGCTATCAGCAGCCCTCGTTGCGAGATCGCATCACCGACCAGTGGATCGACGTGACGCACCAGGACCTGAGAAACCTGCTTGAGATCGAGGCGGCCAACCTGCTGGAGCAAGGCGCGCGCGAGAAGACGCTGTGGCGGATGGCGGCGTGCCCGGTGATCAGCGAGAGCGCCCGAAGAGCTTTGCGCAAGCGGCTAGGGGAGAAAGTCTCTGCTTAGTCACGAGCTTGGCCTTGCAGCATGGCGACGACAGCGGCCGCGGCCGGGTACTTGTACCAGACGTCCTCCAGCGCTTCGAGCGCCTGCTGGACGGCGGTTGCGTGCTCTTTGGTGGGCGCTTTCTTGGCTCTACGGTGAGCCTCGATCACCATCCCGATGGCATCCATCAGTTCATCGATTGCTTCCTGGGTCGGTCCCGCTACCAGTTGCACCATCTTCATCGCCCTCCATCTTGCCGAGGCCACCACATTCCGGGCACTGGATATCGTAAAGATGTGCCCCCTCCCGGTCGTACACCGGATAGGTTCCCATTCCGTCACAGACTTTGCAGTTATCTGCTGTGCCTGCTGTCATGGACCTTGGTTTCCGGTCCGATAAATTGCTTGAACTCATTGACAATGTCCTGCTCCGTCTTGCCACATGTGATGATCACATCGAACGGCAGGCCGATGTCCTTGATCCTGATGTAACCGTTGAGACCATCGGCTTTCAGTCTATCGAGGTTTGCGTGTGAGAGCCCGATCAGCAGAATTTGTCTGCCGTCCGGCGTGGACATTGTGGCTTTGATCATGTGAGTGCAATCATGTGAGTGCAATCATGTGAGTGTGCCGAGCGGATCGAGCAATTGCTTTATCGCCGCGTCGAAGTTGCGCTTGGCGACGGTGATCTGGATGACCTGATGCGGCGGGCTGGGTCCGACAACGGCGTGTAGCTCTGTTATCAGCGCGTCCGTCAGCGCCATCGCGGTGTTGAGCGCGTTGGTGAGCTTGGAGCGCTGCTCCTCCAGCGTCTTGAGCGCTACGCGCGCCATCTTGTACGAGTTTGCGTACTCGCGTGCCGCCGCCAGCACGCACAGGGGGCACGCCCCGTCAGCAAGCGCGACCTGCTTGTCGAAGATGCTGTGTGGGCACTCAGCTTGCGTGATCTGGTCCATCTTCTTCTTCCAGGTTCGTTCGTCTGACCCAGTAGCTGTAGCAGGCGTTCACCATCTCCAGCACGATCTCGCGTGGGCATCTCAGCAGGATCAGTTGCGCCACCACCCCGTCGAAGCCAGCCATGGCTTGATTGAGGTGCATCGTGAAGCCCTGCTTGGCTTCCTCTTCCTTCTCCGAGCGGTTCCTCTTGTCGAACCACTCCTGGAAGTTCTCGATGTCCGCCATCTCGGCTATCCTGTCAGCTATCCAGCTTCTTGCGGAAGGTCGAGAGCACATCGAACCGCGGTGACGGCGGCTGGCGGAATATCTGCCGCATGGCGGCGTCGAGGTTCTCCTTGCAGGTGGCAACTCCGCTCGAAATGGGCGAGCCCTCCGGGAGAAACGCGATCAGCGCATCGGTCAATTGCGTCGCACAGTGCAGCGCATGCACGACCAGCGCGGCATCGGCGCGCACGCTCTTCAATTCGGCGTCGCGCAAGCCGAGTTCGCGCCCGGAGTTGAAGGCGAGCATGTTGCGCTGCTTGGTGAGGGTCTCGACCTGTGTCTTGAGAGCCTCGATTTCGGCTTCGTAGTCGCGGCTCTTGTCCATGTTGCGTTTGTATATCATTTCGCATAGTCTCGCAACATGCCGAAAGAAGCCTGTGGATATTCGTCTCGCCGCACCATCGGGATGATGATTCGTCTGACGGAAGGCGAGAAGGAACTATTCCATCAGCGCGCCGAGGACCTGGGGCTCTCGCTCTCGTCCTGGGCGCGCATGACGCTCTTGAGTGACGTCAATGACCGAGCATCTCCGCCGGGTGGGCCGCGGCCGCAGCTACAACAAGCGCAAACGCGCGCCCACGGGGCCTACAAGAGACGATGACGTGCGACTGCAACTCCCAGGACAGATGGAGCTGGACGTGAGCAACTGGAAACGCATGCGTAAATCGGGCGTGATCGAGGTTCGGCCTTATATCGAGGAGGAGGACCTCACCAAGGTGAGCGTGCAACCGGAGTATACGCCCAAGCCGGGCGACTTCATCGCGCGTGACCCCGATAATCCTGGCGATCAGTGGCTGTTGAGCGCAGAATACGCGGCGAAGAACTACGAATCGGCAGACTAGCCCGCGACTAGCCCGCGACTAGCTCGTAAAGAGCGTATGGATCTCGAAGCGCTGCCGCCTGAGAGCCTCGACCTCGCCCTCAGGGCGATGCGGGACGAGTTTGCGCTGCGCCAAGAGCGCAAGAATCAGTCCAAGGCGGGCGGATTGATCGCGTTCGTCCGCTATTTCTGGAATGTGCTCGAACCCGAAACCAAGCTGGTGGAAGGATGGCTACTCTACGATATCTGCAATCACCTGGAGGCGATCACGTTCGGGAAGATCACCCGATTGCTGATCAATGTCCCTCCCGGCAGCATGAAGAGCTTGATGGTGAACGTGTTCTGGCCCGCCTGGGAATGGGGGCCGATGGGCATGCCGCATCTGCGATACGTGTCTTTCTCGTATTCTTCGGGCCTAACGGAGAGGGACAACACCAAGTTTCGCAAGCTGGTGACGCATGACAAGTATACCGCGCTCTGGGGGGACAAGTTCGTCTTGGAGAAGGAAGGCGAGATCAAGATCACCAACAATCAGACCGGCTCGAAGTTCGCGTCGTCGGTCAAAGGCATCGGCACCGGCGAACGTGGTGACCGGGTGGTTATCGACGATCCTCATGACGTTCACAAGTCTGAGTCGGATGTCGTCCGAACCGACACTGTTCGATGGTTTCGTGAAACTATCACCGACCGCCTCAATAACCTGGACGATTCAGCGATCATCATCATCATGCAGAGGGTTCATCAGGCTGATATCTCCGGCTTCATTCTCGAAGCGGGGTGGCCGTACTGCCATCTTATGGTGCCGATGGAATTTGAGGCCGGGCGAGAGCCCTACAATCCGCTTGGGTGGGTGGACCCCCGCACAGAGGAAGGCGATCTGGCGTGGCCTGAGAGATTCTCACCCGAAGCTGTTGCCAAGATCGAGCAAGAGAAAGGTTCCTTCGCGTACGCGGGGCAGTACCAGCAGAGGCCCGCTCCTCGAAGTGGTGGAATCATCAAGCGCGAGCACTGGCGGCCTTACACGTCCGACACTTGTGGGAAGTTCGGGGTACCTTGGCCGCTCCTCCCGGTGATGTCCTACACGGTGCTCTCTATCGATACTGCGCAGACCGAGAAGAAGCAGAACGACCCCTCCGCGGGGGTGGTGGTGGGCTCGTGCAAGGACGTCTGGGGCAATCGCAGAGTGGTCCTGATGTGGGCCTGGACCGAGCGCATGGAACTCTACGATCTCATTCGCAAGATCGAGGAGACTTGCAAGAAGTTCAAGGTGAACAGGGTGTTGGTCGAGGATAAAGCCTCCGGGCATCCTGTCGCGCAGGAGCTACGCCGAAGAGGGCGAACTATCTCGGAACTCCTTTCGCATAATCCCAAGACCCAGGACCGCGCCGACTTCGGGGTCCAGTTGATGGCCCCGGAGGGTGACAAGCTCGCGAGGGCTTATGCGGTGCAGAACATCTTCGAGAGCGGGCTGATCCTCGCGCCTGCCGAGAGCACCGGCGGAGGCGACTTCCTCTACAAGGAGTGGGCGGAGAAGACTATCACCCAGCTTGCCGAGATACCGAAAGGACAACATGACGATCTCGCGGATGCCATGACCCAGGCGCTGATCCACCTTCGGAAGCTGGGATTGATCACCCTCCCGGACGAGGACGAGGTGGATACCTATGACGAGAACAAGTACGTGCGCGCGCCGGTGCCGTTGTATCCAGCCATCGGCGGCTAGGGCTGGCTAAGGTGGGAGCAAGTCCATGAGCGATGACTCCGATGAGGACTTCCTGCGGCACTGGGCGGAGCGGGCCTATGACCAAGTGCAGCTTGCGCAGATCCATGAGATCGAGCGCCATATCGTGGCGTATGCCATGGAGGGCTGGCGGCACGCCGGAAGGGTCCTTCCTCCGGTCAACGAGATGCTTATTTGTGCTTGTGGCGGCGTCGAACTGGTCCTGATGTCGCAGATATCGCCCGGCGAATGGCGCACCAACACCGGACAGCCGCACAAACCGCCGGATTACTGGATGCCTGCGCCGCGGCTACCCAAACCCAACGAAAGGGGACGCTGAACATGTCAGAGAAGCCCAACGAACTCTTTTCTCGCGACAAGCTCATCGCGTGGTTACGCAAGCAGGATCCGAGCCAGGGCTACGTCTGGTCCGACCCGGTGTTCTGCCTGATGGGGCGCTACGTTACCGAAGAAGGGACCGCGGCCGACCTTTATGGGTACTCCGAGGTGCCCGACTATCACGAGATCGCGGAAACAAAGCCGCACACCTTCGGCGCGGCGCTCCAGCGCGCGCTGGAATGCCGAGAGGCGGCGCTGGCTCTTCCCTCGCCGCTCCTCCAGATCGAGCATCAGCCCCAGGTGGTGGAACATGAGCACGCTGGGTGAGAAGCGGGTACGGGTGGAGTTCAACCCCTCGAAGGTGGGGTTGGTCGACATGATCAAGCAGCAGACGGCGCAACTGATCGATGCTTGCGAGCATGCGCGCCGTACCCAGAAGCCGGGCGATCCAGGCGAGATCAACCGGCTGTGGTCGCTAGCGATGACGGCCTACGAGGAAGCCGCGATGTGGGCGACGAAGGCTGCCACCGCCGACAAGCCGCCTGTTCGCCCGGAGTATCCCGCAGACCATCCGGTGCCCGGCGATCTGGGGTCCGTGCCGCTTTAGGACGGCGACGGCGAATGGTCGGTGGGAGGCTTAGCCGTCGCACAGGTCAGGGGCGTGTACCCACCAGCACTTCCCCTGGCCGCCCGCTTTAGGTTCACATGTAACCAATTCGCTCCTATAGTGGCTCCGATTCTAGGGGCCACTACCCATGGCGAACGGCGTCAACGGCGCGAACGGTGGGATTGCTCCAACCGAGCATTATCGCAGCCCGGATGACGTCTTTCAGGGATTTGCCGGGCTTGGCCCTCCAGACGAGGACAAAGAGCCGCTCCTCGTTGTCATTCACGAGAACGCAGAAGAAGGCGTCGAGCAAGTCGGCGTCGAGCAAGAAGACGGCTCACTGATCATCCGTCTGGATGGTAAATCGCTCCGGAAGACCGATCCGGCGGGCGCCAAGCAGCATGACGCGAACTTGGCCGAGTACATCGATGAGAACGAGCTATCGCGCATCTGCGATGAGCTTCTGAACGGCATCGACGCGGATCTCCAGTCGAGACAAGAGTGGATCGATAGACGCGCCGCCGGAATCAAGCATCTCGCGCTGAAAGTCGAGAATCCAAGGTCTCCTTCGGCCGACGCCGACACTGCCGTGGAGGGGCAGGCCACGATCCGTTCTCCGATCATGCTGGACGCGGTCATGCGCTTCCAGGCGAATGCGAGGGGTGAGCTTCTCCCTGCGGCTGGCCCGGTGAAGATGCAGAACTGGGTGAAGCCCAAGACCCCCGTGCACCAACTGTTGCTCGCCCAGGCCGGGGCGAAAGACGACAGCGACATCCTCGCGGAGGCGCTGGAGATCGATTTCAACAAGTATCTGACCGTCGTGGACCGGGAATACTACCCGGACACGAACCGCATGTTCTTCATGCAGGGCTACGGCGGCTGCGGCTTCAAGAAGGTCTACCGTGACCCCATCCGGCGCCGTCCGGTATCCCGCACAGTCGACGCCAACGATATCATCGTGAGTGACGACGAGGTCTCGCTCCAGGAATGCGGGCGCGTCACGCATCGTATCATGATGAGACAAAGCGTGCTGCGGCGGATGCAGCTTGCCGGAACGTACATCGATGAAGACATTCTCCCGCCTTCGCCCCCTGACCCAGACCCGGTTGAGCGCGCAGAGCGTGACGTGGCGGGCCTTGGCACCTTCTGGAGCCAGCGCCCCGAGGATTACAAGCACACGATCTATGAGTGCTACTGCGAACTGGACGTCGCGGGCTTCGAGCACAAAGAGAACGGCAAGATCACCGGGTTGCCCCTGCCCTATCGTGTGACCATCGACAAGGACTCTCAGACCGTCCTGGAGGTGCGCCGGAACTGGAAGGAAGACGACGACCGTTTCATCAAGCGCATGCCCATCGTGAAGTATCCCTTTGTGGAGGGCATAGGCTTCTACGGCATCGGGTTGCTCCACATCATGGGCAACGCCACTGCCGCCATCACCACTGCGTGGCGGCTGGCGCTCGATAGCGCGGCGTTCTCATCCTGGCCGGGCTTCCTCTACAGCGAAACAGTCGGCCGCCAGGACACCATGACGTTTCGTGTGGGGCTGGGCGCTGGCGTCAAGATCAACACCGGCGGCCAGCCCATCGGCCAGAACGTCATGGCACTCCCCTACAAAGATGTGACGGCCGGATTGGTTCAAGTCACCACGCATATTGAGGAGGAGGCCAGGAGAGTTGGCGGGACGCCCGAGTTGATGGTCGGTGAGGGCCGCCAGGACGTGCCGGTCGGCACGACGCTGGCAATGCTCGACCAAGCGGTGAAGGTCCTCGATAGTGTCCACAAGGGGATGCACATCGCACAGTCCGAGGAGTTCAGCCTTCTTCGTGATCTGTTCAAGGAAGACCCGGATTCGCTGATCTGCAACAACCCCTCGCCTGCCCGCCAGTGGCAGCGCGCCGACCTCGTGCGCGCGCTCGAAGAGTGCAACATCACCCCGCAGGCCGATCCCAACACGCCCTCTCACACGATACGTGTGATGAAAGCGGTGGCCTTGGTGCAACTGGTCTCGCTCAAGCCGGAGGAGTGGGACATCAAGGCGGTGATCCGCAAGGTCGCCACCATGGTCGGCATGGGCAGCGTGGACGAGCTATTCAAGCAGCCGGGCGCCGATCAGCCGCCGCCGGACCCGAAGGTCATGAAGGACATGGCCGAGATCCAGTTCAAGTTCGCGGAATTGCGCCAGAACACAGCGGATGCCCAACTCCAGGCGCAACTGGATATCCTGTCCGAGAAGCTGGGCGTGCTCAAAGAGTACATGAAGCTCCAGAACAATCGCGAGGAGCGCGGTTCTCGCGAAAGGATCGAGGCTTCCAAGATGGCCCAGGAGCAAATGAACCTGGGCGAAGGCGCGCTCATCCATCCGCTGGCAACCCCGGTAGCCGAGCAATTCGTGCGCAACTGGCCTGCCATGGTTCAGCCCATGCAGTCCGGGCGCATTCTCTGACCTGAAGGAGACGTCCGATGGCACACCCGATGGCCGGTCAGGCCCAGGCTTCACAGCGTCGTCGCCTGAGTGCGCTTGGCGCGAAAGCCGGGAAGAGCTTCGGAAGCTCTTCCATGTACAAGAAGCACGCCTATCCACGCGAGCGCGCCGGGTCGGATACCCCGATGACGATCTCGGGTGGCCCCTCGCGCAAGCGCGCTGATCGCAAGCCCGCGAAATACGCCGATGGTGGGCGCATCGTGGGCGAGCCCACGCCCGACTCCCCGACCATGGTGGGGCCGAGCCCGACCCGCGGCAATCGTCCCAACCGTGGCGGCCGCCGGGGACATCGTTCCAAGAACGTCACCAATGTGATCATTGCGGACCGTGGCGGTGGTGGTCCGCCGCGGGACCGTCCCGTTCCGGTGCCGGTCGCCCGTCCCGTACCGGTGCCGGTTGGCGCGGCGCCGATGGCCCGGCGTCCTGTTGTGGCAGCACCAGCCGCCGCTCCTCCGGCTGCCGCGCCGCCTGCCATGCCGCCTGCCATGCCGCCTGCCATGCCGCCGAGAGGCCCGGGGATGCCTGGGCTTGCGGGCGGAGGTCTCGCCTCGCCGCAGTACCACAACTGGGGTGGCGGCTATAAAGCCGGTGGTGTGGTGAAGAAGGCCAACGGTGGCTTCCTCAGGGATCAGTCACCGGATGGCTACAAGGGCTATCCGCACTCCCCGACCAGCGAGGTGGACGACGCCGTGTCCGCCAAGAAGGACGGCGGCGCCATTCGCAAGGCAGCATTCGGTGGTCTCGGCCGCCGGGCGATGACGCGGCGGGCGCGTCCCGGTTCGTTCCAGCCTGCGCCGCCTCCTGGATCTGTGCAGCCTGGGCGTGGCGGTCCGGCGATTGTCCCGCTCACCGGCGGTGCGCGGCAACGTCCGGGCGGCGGTCTCGGCTTCAAGAAGGGCGGCAAGGCCGAGGATGAGGACGAGGGCTACAAGAAAGGTGGCGCCGTGCACTCCGACGAGGCGCAGGATCGGAAGTTGATCAAGAAGATGATCAACGAGGAGGAGCGCTCCGAGAAGAAGGCTGACGGCGGGGTGGTGAAGACGCCCATCACCAATGCCACTGGTGGCGGCGCGGGTGGCAAGGCCCGGCTCAAGAAGACCAGCGCAGCCAAGGATGTCCCTGCGGTCACCGAGGACAAGAGTTCAGCCAGCGCCGCCGGTCACAACCCGGCGCCACGCGGGATGGCGGGGAGCGCCTACCATCAACAGGGCAAGGGAGTGAGCTAACGCGAGATGCTCGACCGCGCTGACAGTACGTTCAGGGGAGAGTTGGAGCGCTCCATCCTCCGGACTCTGAATGGAGATGAGAATACCAGGGGCCTGTACGAGAACATCGTAGCGGCCCAGACCTGGGAAGATTTCCAGCGCATGAAGGGCGAGATCACCGCTTTCGAGGCCGTGCGCAAGGAAATGAGCCGCATCGCCGCTGAGATGGCAAAGAGGGAGTGAGCATGGCACTCACAGCAATCACGACGATGGCGCAGGGGCCGCAACTGCCCTGGCGCAATGACGACGAAGCCGAGGAGTACGCCGAGGACCCGAAAGAGTTCCTGATGTCGCGCTGCGCGCTCGCCATCGCCAACAGCGAGTACACCCGCGATCTGGTGATTTGTGCGACCTACTACCTGCCCGCCTTCGAACTGATGCCGGGCGGCACGCGCTTCCACCGGGCGCCGTCCTCGCAGGACGAGGCGCTCTGGCAGGGCAAGGTCGGTCTGGTCATCGGCCTGGGGCCGCTGGCGTTCCGCGACGAGGGCGATCTTAAGTTCGGCGGTTTCAAGATCGAGGTCGGTGACTGGGTGCAATGGGACATCCACGACGCCCGCCAGTTCACCGTCAACCGCATTCACTGTCGCTGGATGAAAGACGTGCAGATCATCGCGCGCGTGAAGGATCCGAAACTGGTCTATTAGCTTAGTTGCCTAAGCAATTATCGGGAGGAGGAGATGGGTGAGTTGGATGAGGACCTCGTAGTCGATCTGAGCGTGCCGGAGGGCGACGAGAAGCCAGAGCCGGTACCGGGTCCTGGTGGAAAGACCGAGGCCAAGGTCGAAGGCAGGGTCGAGCCCCAGGTCGGGCTCCGCGACCTGGAGCAACGTCTCGAAGCTGGGCGTCGGGAGAACGAGCGGCTCCAGGAGCAAGCCCGGCGGCTGGCGGGCGAGCGTGACAATGCGGTGGCCTATGCCCACGAGGCGGAGCGCCGCAGCGGCACCAATTACGAGGCGTGGGTCGAGGGTCAGATCAACGGCATGGCGGCGGAGATGGAGAACCTTTCCGCCCAGGCCGAGGCCGCCATGAACGACGGCGACTTCAAGGCGGCGGCCAAGCTCAATCAGCAGATGGGGCGCCTGGGTGGCCAGCTTGCCATCCGTGAGCGTGAGAAGGAGGCGCTGGCGCAGCAACGCCAGCAACAGCCACAGCGGCGCCAGCAACAGCAACAGCCCCGCCAGCAACAACAGCAGCCGCGGCAGCAGCCGTCCGACCCCATCGAGCGCGCGATCCAGGGGCGCACCGCGGCCACCCAGCAGTTCCTGCGCAAGCATCCCGATCTCATCCGCGGCGACGGCACGCTCAAGGGCTATGCCATCCGCGCGCACGAGCAGGCGTTGGACGAAGGCCACGCGGTGGACAGCGAGGCGTATTTCCGGCGCATCGAGCAGATCATCCCCAACGGCGGCGGTGGTGGTGAGCGGGGCGAGGTCAAGATCCCTGGCTACTCCGCGCCGGTCGCGCGCGGGCCGGGGCCTGGATCGGACAATCTCTCGCCCGGCACCTTCCGGATGACGCCGAAGATGCGGCGCCTCGCGGACGAACAGGGTGTTTCCCCGCAGGAGTGGGCGACCAATTATGTCCGGCTCCTGAAAGAGGGCCGCATCACGCCGATCACGTAGGAGACGTGCAATGAACCGGATTCCCTCCCCGCCGCCCATGGACGCGCGTCCATCGGAGCGCACCCATGAGCGTCCCAGCCTGCCGCCCGGGCTCCAGGACGATGGTCGCGTGCGTAACCGCACCGGCGAACAGGTGGTCGACCCGTACAACATCGATGACATCAAGAACGCCTACGCGCCCACCAATGGCGACCCCTCCAGGGGCAACATCCAGTACGAGGTGGACTTCGAGTGGAAGGCGTACGAAACCTATGGCAAGAAGAACTACTCGCAATATCACGCGCACGAGGACCAGGGCTGGCGCCCCGTCATGCACAGCGACTTTCCCGGTCGCTTTGCTCCGGCAGGTGAGGAAGGCTCGGTCCGGGTCAACGACATGATCCTGATGCACCGGCCGATGCGCTTGACAGCGCAGGCGCGCAAAGAGGATTATGGCCGCGCGACTCGTGCCATGCAGGTACATCGCGAGAAGATGGCGGAAACGCCAGAGGGCCAGCACACGCGCATGAAGCCGGTGATTCGGTCCTCCATCGAGCCTCTCCCACGAGAGGCGATAGAAGTCCCGGACTAGACCCGGGCCGTCCAATGCCTGGACGTTGAACCCGTCCACGGACGCGGCAATGCTTGCCAAGGCCGGTAACCCTCTTGCAAGGGGAGCCAGCTTATGGCCAACACCAACGCTCCGTTCGGATTCCGTCCTATCCGGCGCCAGGATGGCGCGGCGTGGTCGGGCAATCTCACTCAAGTCAAGATGCAGAACACCGCAAGCGCTCTGAACCGGGGCGATTGCGTGAAGGCGCTTGCTGACGGCACGGTCGCGGCTTCCGCCGCCGCCGATGGTCATCTCATGCGCGGCGTGGTCGACGGCTTCCGCTTCCTGTCGAGCGCGCTTGGCTATCCGATCTGGACCAACTACTGGCCCGGCGCGGGCGCGGTCGGGCTGGTCGATGTCTTTCTCATCGATGATCCCAACGTGGTGTTCGAGGTCATGGCGAGCGCCGGACCGATCACCATGGCCGACATCGGCGCCAACGCCGACATCGTGGTGAACCCGTCCACCACCGGCTTCTCCAAGTGGGCACTCGGTGCGCCCACCACCACCGGCTCAACCAACTTCCCCTTCAAGATCATCGGTCTCGGCAACAACGGCGTGTTCATCAGCGATGGCTACGACGCCGCCAGCGCGAACAACATCGTCGAGGTGTCCTGGAACGACATGTTCATGAAGGGTCCGGCTATCGGCATCTAACGGCGTCAAAGGCCGAGGAAAGGGGTAATCCATGGCTATCGATCTTGCATCGATCAAGAACGAACTCTTCCCCGGCCTCGCCGCCGTGGAAGGCCGCTACAAGAAGATCGAGACCAAGTGGTCTCGCTGCTTCGAGAAACGCAACTCCAAGATGGCGCTCGAACGCCGTACCCAGATGGCATACTTGCCGTTGGCGAAGGAGAAAGGCGAGGGCGCTTCCACCTACTTCGATGAGAGGGCGGGTGAGCGTTGGATGTACAGCGCCGAGATGCGGGAATTGTCGCTCGGCTACATCATCACCAGGAAGGCCGTTGAAGATAACCAATACCGCTCGGAGTTCAATCCGTCGAACCTGGGCCTGCAAGACGTCTTCGCGGTCACCAAGGAAATCTACGCCGCCAACATCTTCAATGTCGGCAACGTCTATGACCAGAGCGTGGGTGGCGACTTCAAGGCGCTGTTTGCGACGGATCACCCCATCGATGTGGGCTCCATCGGCAACAAGCCGACCACCGAGGTCGATCTCAACGAGAGCACCTTGCTCACTGCAATGACCACCATCCGCAACAACTGGGTGGACGAGCGCAACATCAAGATCACGGCACGCGCCGAGTTGCTGGTGGTCCCGGCCGCTCTGGAGTCGGTCGCCGTGCGACTGCTGCGTACGGAGCTACGTCCTGGCACCAACGACAACGACGTCAACGCCATCAAGCACGTTGGTGGTGGTCTGCGCGATTACATGGTCAACGAGTTCCTGACCTCGAACTTCGCGTGGTTCATCAAGACCGACAAGCGCGGGCTGATTTACTACGACCGCGTTCCCTTCGAGATGGACATGTACGTCGACTTCGACACCGACAATCTCAAGGTCAAAGGACGCGAGCGCTATACGTTCTCGTACTTTGATTGGCGTGCAGTTTATGGGACGTATCCGACGTCCTGAGGAGGACGCATGGCAAAGGGTCCGCTGGGCAACTCGCCGCGCGACGAGCGCGACAACTTCGTAGGTGTGCCGCCGGACAAGATCAGTGCGCCGGAGCCGCCGTCGAAATCGCGCGGTCCCCGGCGCATCACGTCCAACTCGTTCACGCACAGCGACAGCTTTAGTCCCGGGAAGGTATCCGGCGGGACCGCGCCCAAGCGCGCGGACCGTTCCGGGCACTTTCGGCGGGGAGGTTTCGTCAGTCGATGAATCTCTTCGCTGCGAAACGCAAGAAGAAGGCGGCGCCACCCAGCAAGGTGGCGGGCGGCAACGCGCGCAGACGTGTGGATCGTAAAGCTAGTGGTGGGCCTATTGCGGCGCCCAAGGCGCCGTTGCGGAGTGAGTTTACCGAGGCCGAGAAGGCGCGGCGCACACTCCGTCGCACTCCGCCAGTCACTATTATGGAAGATATGGTTGGTCGGTTTAACGAGGCGAAGGGACAAAGCAATGCGCTTCGTGATGCCGTTCGCCAGAAGGCCGCTGATGACGTCAAGGCTTCGGGATATGAAATACACAATCAGGGCTTCGAGAAGGGCTACGACTTCGATCCACTCATGAAGGACGAGGGGATGAAGAACGGCGGCAAGCTCTCTGCCTCCCAGCGTCAGTCCCTCCCCAGTTCGGACTTTGCGCTACCCGGCGCAGGCAAGGGTCCGAAGGGCGCTGGCGCTGGGTCATATCCGATCCCGGACGAGGGTCACGCACGCTCCGCGCTCCAGCGTGGTGTGCAGCATGCCTCGCCCGGTCAACTGGCCACCATCAAACGAAAGGTGAAAGCCAAGTTTCCCGGCATGAATGTGAGTTGAGACTGCCCTGCGTCCGCACGCCCGCAGGGGTGGGAGAGACTGGCGGCCTAGACGGTCCTCCCGTGGCAACCAGTCTCTCCACTTTTGGAGGAACAGATGGTCGCCCCGACCAATGCGATCCCGATCCAGAACATGGGCGCTGTGCCGCATGCGCCGGTCAATGCGATTCCGGTGATCCTTGTCCCCGCCGGGACGGTGCCGCTGGCGCCGGTGGCGGTCCAGCCGGTGGTGACCAAGCCCAATGACGGCTCGTATCCGATTGCCCCGGTGCAGGCGCAGTACATGTCGCTGGTCGCGGGTGGACCGTTGGCTCCTGTCACTCCTATTCCCATTGTTGTTGTGGGTTGAGCGGAGGCGCGCGGTGAGATGGCAGCAGCGGGCAGCAACTCCAGCGGAACCTTCGACTTCGCGCCCACGCTAGGCGATGTCTTCATCAACGCCTACGGCCGTTGCCAGATCAGGCGTGCGGCCATCAGCGCGGACCACCTGCGCGATGCCGCGATGTCGGCCAACCTCGTGCAGGTCGAGTGGGCCAATGAACAGGTCAATCTCTGGACCGTGGACCTCCAGAGCATTCCCCTGGTGCCAGGGCAGGACACCTATGACGTGGACCCGGCCACCATCATGATCATGGCGGCTTGGATCGAGACGACGTACCCGCCGGATGGACGCCCCAAAGATCGCATGCTGACGTCCATCGACCGCGACACCTATGCGGCGTTCCCGGACAAGACCAAGCCCGGCGACCCCACGGTGTACTGGTATCAGAGCCTGATCCTCCCGAAGATCACGCTCTGGGAGCCGCCCGACGACAAGGAAGACCGGGTCCTCAAGTTCTATCGCGCGCGCCAGATCCAGGATGCTTCGATGCCGCGCGGGCTCCAGGCCGAGGTGCCCTATCGGTTCCTCGAAGCCTACATTGCCGCGCTTGCGTTCAAGCTGGCTGAACTCTACGCGCCTGCGCGCATGGAGGAGCTTGCGCTGCGCGCTGCCAACACCTTCAAGAACGCCAAGGAGCGTGACGTCGAGAAGGCGCCGCTGCGCATCGTGCCCGCACTGAGCACGTACACTTCCCAGGTGTACTGATCATGGGCAGCTTCGCACCCAAGGGTCATGCTTCGGTCGACCCGCGGTCGCCATCCGCGTTTGCCATCTGTGATCGTTGCGGCTTTCTCTACAATCATCGCGACTTGAAGTGGGAGGTCCAGTGGCGCGGCCGCCAGATCGAGCGCACCGGGTACCTCGTTTGTGATACTTGCTGGGACACGCCCAACCCCACGCTCCGTCCGATTGTGCTGCCGCCCGACCCGGTACCCATTCTCAACCCGAGAAGCGAGAAGGAGGAGTTCTGGTTCTCGGTCGATACCGACAAGATCACCTGTGACGACACCAAGCACACCGTCGATAGCAACTGGATAAAGTGATGGGCCAGCAGATCATCAATGTTGGTGCATTCCCCAACGATGGCACCGGCGATCCCGTGCGTTTGGCTATGCAGAAGGCCAACGCAATGTTCACCGAGCTTTACGGTGGCGACTACTTCGTGCCGCGCAACAATCCTCACGTGTACGGCACGCTTACCGTCAGCAACATGCTGGGCGGGGACACCTGGACACTCTCTCCTGGCGACCCCGGCTCGCAGAGCATCTCGATGGTGGCGTCCGGCCCGGACAACGACATCAACCTGAACTTCATTCCCAAGGGTAGCGGTGGGAACAACTTCTACAGCAATGGCGCGTTGCAGGCATCCATCACCGGCCCGGCCGGGGCAACGCGCTACATCTCTATGGCGGGATCGGTTGCTGGCAATCCGGTCATCCAGGCGCTTGGTGGCGGAAGCATTCGGATCCCTGATCTGGTGATGACCGGGAATCCGACCGCGCCCACGCCACCTCTCGGAGACAATGACACGAGCGTTGCCACCAGCGCTTTCGTGGTTGCTTACGCCGCGGCCAACGTGGGGCTCCTGGCGGCCGACAATCTCTGGACCGGGAAGAACTTCTTCAACGGCACCAATACGGTGATAGGGCACACCGCGGTTGCCGATGCGTCTATCGGCGGCAAGCTCCAGGTCAACGGCTTGGATGGCACCTCCAGCATGGCCCTGATCAACTGGGGTACCGGTGCTGGTGGCTTCGGCTACACCAGCAATCGCAGCAAGAGCGGCACGGTCGGTGTTCACGCTGCGGTCGTTGATGCTGATAGCTTGGGGCAATGCACGTTCCGCGGCAGCGACGGCGCGGCGTTCGTCACCGGAGCCTTTATCAGCGCGATTGTCGAGGGCGCGGTGGCGTCCAACCAAGTGCCCGGAAAGATGATCTTCAGCACGCGCCCGGCGGGTGGTCCTGGCCTCGTCCAGCGGCTCCTCATCGATAGCCTTGGACGTGTGGTGGTTGGGCCGAGCGCCACATCCTCGATGGGCGGCTATCTGAATCTTGCGGGCGCGCTCACCGCCAACGCGACGTTCGCCATCGAGGGCTATCAAGCGGGGGCATCCGGCGCGGCTATCGCGCTCAGACACTCTCGGGGGCCGGCAGTCGGACAGCTTACCTCGTTGCAGGTTAACGATTATCTCGGGATCATCACGTTCGAGGGCGTGGATAGCGTCCCCAGCATGACCTCCAACGGCGCTTCCATCCAGGTGAACGTGGATGCTGGGCCGGGCGTCAATCACATCCCCGCACGCATCACGTTCTGGACCGATAATGCCACGAACTACGCCGAGCGCGCGCGAATCACCAACGGTGGCTCGCTCCAGATATTCAATGGTGGTGCCGCGCCGCCTGCCACGCTGGGCGGGTCGCTGGGGATAGCGGCCACGACGGGTGGCCTCTGTTCTATCAATATGGAGGACTACCAAGCTGGCGCGGGCTCACCGGTCCTCTCGATGAAGCACAGCCGCGGTGCCTATGGCGCCCAGGGTGCGCTCTTGGCGGGTGATCCACTTGCACAGTTCAGCGGGTCGGGCAGCGACGGTACCGGCTTTGTGGCGGGCGCAGGCATCTCCTTCTTTTGTGATAGCGCTCCAGCGACGGGGCACATGCCCAGCAGAATCTCCTTCAACACCGAGAACGGCGCCTCCTTCGCGGAGCGTGTGAGAATCTACCCCTCTGGTGGTCTTGTGCTCGATCCACTCATTGTCGATCCTGGACAGGGGGTGGGCGCAGCGCGCATCTGGCAGGTGCGACAGACCGTGGATAATTCCACGCATGGGTTTCAGGTGTGGAACACGGCAGGAGACATCATTGCTCGTATGTACGTCAACGCCAACAAGCATCTGGAAGTCTACAACAACGGCACGACCAATGGCTTCCAGGTCTTTAGTGGTGGCGATGATGTTAATCCCGTTGCCAGCTTCTTGCCTGCCGGTGTTTCGATCAAGGGCACCAACACCAATGACGCGGCCGCAGTGGGCTTTGTCGGAGAGAACCGCGTTTCCAATGTGACGTCCGGGACCATTCCCAATGGTTCTGCGCTGGTGGTGACGTCGCTCGCCAGCTTGCCTGCGGGTGACTACGAGATCACCGGGGCTATCGTCGCGGCGGCTGGTGGCGCTGCGCAAACGATTATTATGAGCCTCTCAACGTCGGCAGCGCTCGATCTGACCAACGACAGGTGGGCGCAGCTATCTGCTCCCGCCAGCAGCATTGTCACGCTGACTGCCCAGGCGCGTTTCTCGCTGGCGAGCGCCACCACCATCAACCTGCTGTGTCAAGGCGGTGCAGCCGGTGGCACGGTAAGCTGTGGGACGATTCGCGCGAGGAGGATGCGATGAAGGAGAAATCGCCAATGCCGACAGTCGAACTACAAGAGAATGAGTGGCAAGCGGTTGTTAACATTCTGGTGACGGCGCCCTGGAGGGACGCCAATCCGCTTCTGATGAAGATCACTTCGCAACTGCAAGCCCAGCAGCAGCAACAGCAACCGCTGGCGACGGCCCACAACGGTAACGGCCAGACGCTGGAGAACGACAAGCTGTGAAGGTGCTCAAGAACGAGGTGCTGCGCACGCGCGTACTCAAGGGACAGGAGGGCGCCATCTACTGCGGAAGGGACTTCTCACCGGCGCAGCAGAACGAGAGCGAGCTATATGGGCTCGATTTCGTCAACGATCTGGTTGCGGGCGAAGCACTTACCAGCGCGGCCTGGACGCTGACTGTCACCAATGGTGTCGACGGCACGCCCAGCTCGCATCTCATTGGCTCGCCCACGCTGGTCACTCCGGACGGCACGACGGTGCAGACCGAGACCGATCAGCGCATCCAGGGGCTGCTTCCGGATGTGACGTATGCCGTGCAGGCGGTGGCGGTCACCAACAAGGGTAACACCAAGACGCTCTACTCGCATGTCCGAGGGGTGGACGTGGCATGACCTACAACGAGCTAGTGGCCGGGCTCCAGACCTATCTCGAAATCCCCATCGATGATGAGGACGAGGAGTTCACGCGCGCGCTTCCGCGCATCATCGAATATGCCGAGAACAGGATATTCCGGGAGGTGAGCTTCCTCCCCACGCTCAATGCGGTGTTCGACACGCTCGATATCAACGTGCGGGAGATGGAGCTACCGGCTCGTGTGCTCATTCTGCGCACGATCAACATCTACACCCCGGTCGGACCAATCACCGCAGCGAGCGTGCGGACCCAGCCGGAAAGGGTATCCCCAGAGTTTCTGGACGCCTACTGGCCTGAGGACGGCTTCAATCCCGGTGTCCCGGAGAAGTACACCATCATTGGCGAGACCAATATCCCGACAACCCAGGTCCAGATCCAGAAGCTGCGCTGGGCGCCGGTGCCCGATGCGTCCTACAACGCCGAGTTCCTGGGCACGGTGCGGCCGATGCCGATCTCGGCATCCAACCCGGCCACCTATCTTTCGAGCCTTTACCCCGATCTCCTGTTTGCGGCGTGCATGGTGGGTGGCTGCGCCTATCAGCGCGACTTCGGCTCGCAGGCCGATGACCCTGCCAAGGCGCTGAGTTGGGAGCAGACCTACCAGACGCTCAAGACCGGTTCGGCGCTGGAGCAGGCGCGTGTCAGCAGCGAGGGGCCAAGCTGGCAACCGATGCCGCCAGCACCGATAGCCAACGCATCGCGTGCACCAGAGTAAGCGAGGTGACCGATGCCCATGATCCAGGTCAAAGGTCCTCCTGGGATTATCTCGCAGGCGACCCAGCTACAGGCCGAGGGGACGTACTTCGCGGCCAATCTGATGCGCTGGCGCAACGGCTTTGCCGAGAAGATGGGCGGCTGGAAACGGCTCCAGGACCTTGCCTTCAACGGGATCATCCGGCGCCTGTGGGCCTGGGAAGACCTCGATACCCGTCGCAACCTGATGGTGGCGACCGATCTTGGGCTCCAGATTCTGATCAACGACGTGACCTACTCGCTGGGGCGCGAGGTGCCCATTCTCGGTGGCAAGGACCCCGGCGGGACGCTGCTGGAAGGCTGCAACTTCCAGGTCACCGCGGGCTCCAAGGTGGTGACCTACAGCTACAACATCCGCGGTGACGTCAGCCAAGGCTTCATCTTCCGCAACAAGATATCCATCGGTGGCCGGATTATCCCGGCGGGAACACTGGCCAGGGTGGAGACCCTCACCGGCACCACCGGCTTTACCTTCACCATGGCGAATGCCGCGCTCTACAGCGAAGGGCCGGTGCATGGCACGCCGTTCTTCACCAACGACATTGCCAACGGTCTCACCTGCACGTTCCGTAATCACGGGCTGGTGGTGGGTAGCACCTTCACCTTCGACCAGCGCACCTCGTTCACCGACAGCACGCTTGGTTCGGGCGTGAGCTTCGACATTCCCGGCGGCACTGTCGTGGCGGTGAAGACGGTGCCCACCGTGGACACGTTTACGTTCGATCTCGGCTCGTTCGGCACCGGGCTCTCGACTGGTGCGGTGGTGTACGAGGGCTGGGTGGTCAACCGCCAGCTTGGTGGGCCTCCGCTTTATTCACCCATCGCCATCGACGTTGTCATCGGCATGTCCTCGCGTGAGGTCATTGGTGACCCGCAACTCCAGACGTGGTTCCTCGACAACCTGGGGCAAGATGGCCTCTCGTTGCTTTCCGGTGGGCCGCTGGAGGTCTACAAGCCGCCGATCAGCAACGGCACCTTCACGCGGGTGGTTGGGCTTGGGCCGCCTGTGACGGCGCCGCAGAAGAACAACGGCATGGTTGCCACCGGCATGCCGCAGGCGCAGGTGGTGCTGTTCGGCACCGAGGGGCACCTTGGGCAGGGCGACGTCGACCCGCTGCTGGTGCGCTGGTCGGATGTGGGCACCTACGATCAGTATCTTCCCACCGTGAGCAATCAAGCTGGGAGTTTCCGGCTCTCGCGCGGCTCACGCATCGTTGGTGCGATACAGGCGCCGCAGGCCACGCTGATCTGGACCGACACTGACCTGTGGGCGATGAACTACATCGGCCCGCCGCTGATCTATGGCTTCGCCATGATCGCATCGGGATGTGGCCTGGAGGCGCCACACGACGTTGCGGTGCTCGGGCGCTCGGTGTACTGGCGCAGCTTGAAGAACATCTGGCGCTACGGCGATGGTGGTGTGCAAATCGTGCCGTGTTCGGTGTGGGACTACATCTTCGAGGATCTGGACGACACCAACCTCAACAAGTGCCACGCGGGTTCGAACTCCACCACCAACGAGATCACGTTCTGGTTCCCGTCGAAGTCACAGGGCATCCCGGCCAACGTCAATCTTCTCACGAACTCCGAGGACTTCGATCAGAACAACAGGTGGTTGCTCACCAACGCCTCGTGCCCGAAGTTTGGTTCCGGGCCGCCGCCGCTAGCGCCATCGGTTCTGACCGAGTTCAATGTCAACGGCTACCACATGATGCAGCAGCGCCTGTTCAAGGACACGCTGCACAAGACCTACACGCTTTCGATCTACATCGCGCTCAACCCCAATCATGCGCGCAGGCTGCTGTTACAGGCGCAGACCAGTGCCGGTTCAGTCTTTGCTCTCTATAACATCACGGGGGCATCACCATCGGTGCTGAACCTCGCGACCAGCAATCCCAGCGTGTTTGTGCCCGGAGCGGCGCACATCCTCACCGATAGCATTGCGACTGGGCCGTCCGGCAACGGTTGGATGCGGGCTGACGTGTCGTTCACGAGTGACGACTCGTCTTATCTCGATATCTACGTCAACATGGTGAGTGGGACTGATCTGGTCTACCTGGGCACCGACTTCAACGTCGATCCGACTTCGCTGACGCTTGCCGGTGCGATGCTCAATGCTGGCAGCAGCGTGCTTCCCTATGACAAGACCGGGCCGGTGCTCTTTCAGAACGAGACGACGCACTACGTGAAGTTCGCACCGCAGGAGCCCGCCTGGGACTCTGGCGTGCTGTGGCGCTCAGCGTGGCTCGATCACAGCGTGTTCCAGGAACCGATGGGCGGAGACGCCAACTTCCGCATCCAGCAGCACGAAATCGGTTATGACGACGACGATCAGCCGATGCGCAACGTCTATGTCGAGACCGGCTACGCGCAGATGTCGAACGGCTCGCTCATTGTCAGCGCCGATCACGTGCAGCCGGACTTCAAGTGGTTCGGCAAGAACGGTGCAGTGGACATTTCCTTCCGCACCAGGATGTATCCCAGCGGGAAAGTCAGGAACTACGGTCCCTACAGGGCAACCGCGACCAAGAAGTATTTCACGCCCCGCATTCGCGGCCGCATGCTGGCGGTGCGTTACGACTGGGCGCCGATCATGGGTTTCTCCGCGCGCGTGGGCGTCACCCAGGTGCGGGTCAAGCCTGCGGGTAGCAGGCCATGACCACCTTCGCAGAGCTAAGCCGCATCCAACTCCTGATGACGCAGGCAATCAGTGCTGCGGCACAGACCATGGAGGGTGTGGCTGAGACCTGGAGCGATGCCAGGGTCGCGCTGGTGCAGCCGATCTGTGGTGGCGCGGGGTGGGATGGGACCAGTTCGAGCATCATGAATGTGTTCAACCCCAGTTACTGGCCGTTGTCGGGACACAAGCCCTCGCATCAACTGCTGGCGCTATTCAACGAAGACCTGATGCTGATGGACGGCGAGATCCGGGCGTGGGGAATCTTTCTCCAGGTTGCTCCCGGCGCGGGCAACTCGCGCAGCTTCCAGCTTGTGAAGAATGAGGTGGCGGTCGGCTCGCCGCTGCTGGCGTTTGTCGGCACAAATATGGGGTTCAAGACAGCGACGACCGGGTTGCCGATCTCGTTTGTGGCCGGTGATCGCTTTGGGATCAAGCAATCCTGGGCAGGTACCCCGGCTGACGCCAACGCCTCCTGGACCGTGCACCTTCGTATGATGGCACCACCGTGACCCTGACGTCTGACCAGCCGACGCCCGATCAGCCGCAGCCGGATGATGATCTCACCCAGCAGTACGAGCGTAACCTGTTGCTGACGGTGCAGGCGTTCTGGCGGCTGGAGCGCGCCATCGAGGCGTGGAAGGGCGCGCTGGAGGGGGCGCTGCAATGATCCAGCATCCGGAATTGTTGAGCTACCTCACGCACGTGTATCGTCGCGATGTGCTGCGCGAATCGGTGGAGGTGGAGATGCCCGCCATCACGCCCGAAGCTATCGAGGCCGCGAAGCAAGAACTCAAACGCATCGATGCAATGAAGCTGGGTGCCAATCTCGCGAGCCGAGACTTTGTCGCCTATCAGGATAGGCGTGTGTTGCAGGCGTTTCTAGCGGAGGCTGAGAAGCAGCAGACCAATGCCGCTGATTAAGTCGGGCAGCGACAAGGCGCGGCGGGCCAACATCAAGACCCTGATGGGCGAGGTTGGCAAGTCTCCGCACGTCAAGTCGCGCGAGCAGGCACTGGCTATCGCGTACTCCAATCAACGGCGCTTCAAGCAGCGCGGCGGTCTCGTGCAGCTTGCCGAGGGCGGCGCGGTCGATGCTGACGGCAAGGTCGCCGGACTGGTCGATAACGACGTCCGGACGCCGGACGAGGCTGCTTCGCTTATCCCGATGATGCCGGAGCCGCCAGAGTACATCCAGGCCATCGAGCGCATGAACAAGCAGCGCAAGAAGGCGCAAGGCATCGATGAGACCCCGGAGGAGAAGGACGAGCGCATCAAATACTTCGATGACGGTGGTGACGGCGGCGGAGGAGGTGGCGGGGGCGACGACGGCGGAGGCGGAGGGGGCGGCGGCGGTGACGACGGGGGAGGGGACGATGGCGGCGACGACGGTGACGACGGGCAAGGCGACGACGGACAGGGCGATGACGGGCAAGGCGATGACGGGCAGGGCGACGACGGAGGAGATGACGGCGGGGACGATGGCGGGGACGATGGTGGGGGCGACGATGGTGGGGGCGACGACGGGGGAGGAGACGACGGAGGCGGTGACGACGGCGATGACGGTGATGACGGTGACGATGGTCAGGACGGCCCAGGTGGTGGCGAGGACGGTCCAGGCGGTGGCCAGGATGGTCAGGACGGCCGTGACGGCGAGAGCGACGGCAAGGGTGGCCAGACCGCTGGTGGTCCCGAGGGCGGCTTAGGCGGCAAGGGCACCGCAGCGGGCGATGTCGGCTTCGGTCTCGGTCGCGGTGGCGGCCCCGAGGGTGCGCCAGATGATGTAGGCGATCCGACCGGCAAGGGTGCGCCCGATGATAAGGGCGACCCCGACGTTGGTAGGGGGCCGGTCGGTGACCCCGATCTGAGCCGTGGCCCAGTAGCCGATCCCGACTTGAGTCGAGGGCCGGTAGCCGATCCTGATCTGAGTCGTGGCCCGGTGGCTGATCCAGACTTGAGTCGTGGCCCGGTGGCTGATCCCGATCTGAGCCGTGGCCCGGTGGCCGATCCCGACGTTCCGGACATCCCGGACATCAACATCACCAAAGACAACTTGGTGAGCTTGGAGACCAAGGGGCCGACACAGCAAACTCAGGAGCTATCCAAGGGTCCGATGGACCGGCCGGACGCCCGGCCCGGTCCGATGCCGGACATGATGACGGTCGACAAGGACATCGACTTCACCAAAGACAAGGACACGCCGCAGCTTGCGAAGGATCTCAATCAGGAACTGACGTTTGACCCGCGTGGTCCGCAGGCGTTCTTGGGCGCGTTCCGCGAACTGGATACGCCAGCGCCACCCAGTAGCAGTCGCGGTAGCACCTCCTCCAGCGGTCGCGGCAGCACATCCTCGTCCGAGGAGGATACTCCCTCGCCTGGGCACAGCCTGGGCTCAACGACGGCAGGGCTTGCGGCGTCCAGTCTTGGAGACGTCAGCGGTAGCCGCGGCAGCACCAGCGGCGACGTTACCGCTGGTGGCCTTGCTGCTGGTCTCGGTGGGCTCGACACGACTGGTGGCGGTCGCGGCGGTGGCAGCACGACGGATGAGGCTGGCCCCGGTGCCGCTGGACTCGGTGATCGTGGTGGCGCTCCCGACGTGTCCACGGTGGACACGCCGAGCCAGCAGGCCGGACTGGGTCGCGGCAGCGATGAAACGAGCGACCGGGGTACGACGGAGGTTGCCGGGCTCAGCGACCGCGACGTCTCGCTTGATGTGCCAGCCTACGAGACGCCGCAGCAGGACCAGCCGGAGGTCCAGCAGGAGATCGCGCAGCGTGGAATGGAGGACGAGAAGGCCGCGAAAGATGACCGTGCCGCGCAAATCTCGCAGACCTTTACGCCGGGCGCGTTCGAGAAGGGCGCCTGGGACGACTTCGAGCAAGGCCAGCAGGGGCGCGGCACCACCACACAGACCGCCAGCCTCTCTGATCTGGAGCCGACGCAAGAGCCGCCGACAACGACGGTCACCCCGACTGCCACGCCCGGTATTGTTGATCTCACGAATCTCTCGGACCTGATGGTGTCCAGCCTGGGCGCCAGCATGTGGGGTGGCGCTCCGGCCGTAGGTGCTACGCCGGGTCTGGCGTATGCCGCGAACGAGCCGACCACAACGACAGACGTGCCAACCGATCTGCCGGAGGTGGTGGTCGAGCCTCCGTCGAAGGACCCGGATGTTACCGTTGTCGATCCCGACGTTCAGGGCGGCAAAGAGGGCAGAGGCACTCAGGAGAACGCGCCAGCAGGTACGACGCCCGGTGGTAAAGACGCCGCTGCCCCAGAGGCGCCCATCGGCGGCAGGGAAGGCGCGGAACCCACCGGCACTGGCAAGGGCGCAGCAGTCAGCGGTGCTCCGGAGGGCGGCAAGGAAGGTGCGCCGCAAGGACAGCAGGGTCCGGGCGGCAAGGGCGGTTCAACCACTTCCGAGGCGTCCCCAGCTTCACCCAGCGGGAGGGGCGGTCTTGGCGCAGGTACAGGGGCCGCCCAGGCAGAAGGTGGCGGCAGAGGCGCTGGCGGCCAGCCGGGTGCGGCGGGTGCTGGCGGCAAGGGGGCGGATACTGGTCTCGCTGGCTTGGCCGGTGGCAAGGGCGCCGGGACCCCGGGTGGTCTTGGGCCGACCGGAGAGCAAACTGAAACAGGGAAGACCGGGCAGCCCGACACCGCGAAGAAAGCGGAGCCAGGGACTGGAAAGCAAACGCAGCCTGGGCAAGAGGGCGCACCAGGACAGCCCGGCTTGACAGGGTCGCCCGGCAGCACCGGCGGCCGAGAGGGGCTCCAGGGTCAGTCACAGTCGTTGGGGTCTCCTGGGGGACCCACGACAGGCCGTGGTGGTGCTGGTGGGGGTACCCAGCAAGCGACTGTGGAGGGTGGCAAGGGGCCGACACCCAGTGTTGGCAGCATCAGCCGGTTCACTGGACCGCCTGCGCCACCCAATCAGATGCCCGCTCCTCCGATTGAGCCGCCGACCAAGGGGAAGGCGAACGAGCTATCCCCGAAGGCGTCCGACAAGACCAGTTCGATCATCGAGAAGAT